AAGATTACCATATCTTAGCCAATCTTTTGATGGTGCATTTATCTTTTCACTCCATTTTATTGAATTGGTTATGGCGCGAGTAAGTGCTTGGCCGACATCTTCTCTTGGTAGAAAATCAATCAGATATTCTGAATATAGTGAATCACGAGTCCAATCATCAATTCTTTTTTTGTTTTTAATTAACCAAAGTGAATATTCCTCGGGTGATATTACCTTGACCTCAATACAATATTTTCCAAATTTAGTAAATGCTTTATAATACGCACTGGAAGCAAATTCATTGAATGATTTTTGCTTCGGGTACATGGAATTGAACGCATGGAAAGCTATCCGAGAATAGGTTTCATTTTTCGAATCATGCCGATCACGTTTTTCGCATTTATGAGTGAGTATAGTTTGAGATTTTTTAAATGATTTGCCGCAATACTCACATGAATAGACTGTTACTTCCATGTTGATTCAAAAATTTCTGCATCTTCGTCCGAATCAAATTCCCAAGGAATTTCCTCTGAATTCATTGTAGTGGCTGCATAACAATTTTTTAAAGCAGGGCTACCACAATGATATCCATTCCTACAATGCTCCTTACACCATGAATCCATCGTTAATTGCTGATAGTATCCATAATGTTTTTGCAGAAAAATTTGTCTCATTGTAATCTCCGATTAAACTAACTGGTGGTTATTATCATCCTGAAAATCATACGGAGGAACATCTTTTGGTATCTCTACCACTTCTCCGCCTTCTACTTTTAATCTAACAATTGATCCTGATCTACTGGCTCTGAAGTAATCTCGCCCGCCATCAATCCAAACAGAACCATCAGGACTACCTCGATAATCATGCCTGCATCTTGAGTATATTATATCACCATTGTTTGCGCGAATGCCAATAAACGATTCCTCTATTGAGTCCTTGGCATCAGATATATAATATAAATCTGATTTCCTCGAGATTGCGAACCAATTTGATCCCTGTGGGTGTGGCTTTTCGGTATAAAAGATCAATGATGGTTCATATCTCCATCCATTTTTGGTTTTCAATGGAAATTCCATCAGATATTTTGCTGAAAATTTCTTCTCTATTTTTTCAATATCAATATCTTTTATAAATTCAGGATTTGTTAAAATCATCCGATTTCCTTTTTAATTTGTTCTGGAGTCATTCCCATGCTTTTTGCAAGGGATTTTAATTCAGCATTGGTTGTCAAAGACGCCAGTATCTGAATATCATCCATTTTATAAGATGGATACAACTTTGTCAAGAATTTTTCCATTTTATTGTTAGACTTAGATTCTTTTTTCTTTACAGGAATCCAATTGTGCTTAAATTTTCCCATTCCCGGTGATATCGTGGTAGCACATAGCCATTGCAATTGAGGATGTTTATTTAACGCAAAAAAGTGTTTATTTAATCTCTGATTACAAGCCATAATATAGTATTCTTGCAAATCAACATCTCCTTGGACGCAAGACCCCCAGCGTATCATAAGGTATGCACTAAACTGTTTTTTATCTTCGTCTGATAGTGACTCATAAAAGTTCCTATCTTTAAGATCAAGTTTAGCCATTTCGTTAGATATGTCCAATTCGCTCATTAAATCACCATGCGTGTTGATAGTTTACTACTTCGCAATTTCTACTAATATCTTTTACGAAGTAGATACACTGAGGCATAGGGTCATCGGTTAGTGGAACACAAAGCATCTGTCCATTTTTTAATTTAGGCGCATACCATGTCACTTCATGATATACATCAATAATTTCAATGTCATAAAACGTGGGACTAAAACTGGTCAGAGGATTGTATGAAAATACCTTGAATCCTCTGTCGGATATTGCAGTTAGCGGCAATATTTCTAAATCTCCCATATCTGGCTCACCGATTAGCACTTGCCAATCTACGGGCATTTTAATAACATGATTACCGATTTTCAGCACCAAAGCTGGACTTGAAAAACTCTCAAGAAAGATCAGCGGTATAAAATAGTAATCGGGTGAATTAGGATTGCTATTGTCAAATATAGCGAATCTGATATCATCTACCTCTTTGGGTAGAAAATTCAATTCATATGCTTGATTTTCATCTAATGTTAAAATTCTCAATTTATAGACACTCCTTTGTTAATGATTCACTATAGCACATAATATGTCCATTGTCAACGCCATTCTAACTTTTCTTTTGAATAAGGATATTGAGCATCCTTGTAATACTGTATTCTTTTAGTGAGATGGCGCTTTGAAAACCTACAAGTAGAAGTAATGTCATAAATTTCTACATGATTCTTGTCATGGGCTTTTCTTAGTCCTCTACCAATGGATTGGATGCATCTTACGAAAGAGCGGCCCGGTTCGATTAGTACAATGTTGAACAATCTTGGAATATTGATACCTGTACTCGCCACGCCATACGTTGCCACAATAACTTTACCATCACTGCCTGAGATTGAATCGTATTCTTCTTTTCTGTTTTTTGATTTGGTACTTCCGCTCACGAATACAGCATCTTCGCCCAATCTAGCTGCAATTTCTTTTCCGCTGGCTACTCGGTCAACCAACACCAACGTATTACCCGATGTTTTTATTTTATCAATAATCTTTACGATTTCATCCAATCTATCAGAGTTTTCAGTCAAAAACTTTAATTCTTTCTGATAATCTGTGAACTCACTATGATCTACTAATTGAATAATATTGATATGGCAATTGGATAAATGACCTTCGTCTTGTAGCTCCTTAGCAGATAATCTCCCTATCACTTGGCCAATACTACAAAACAAACTCATAAATTCATATTGTTCTTTTGGTATAGTGCCAGTCAATCCCCACCGAATGGGAATATTGGCAAATGGCCCTGTTAACAATGATTTGAGCGCATTTGCCCGTAATTGGTGGCACTCGTCCACAATAACGCACACAACGCCCTCAATAAATTCATGAATGGTGGTTTCTATGGTACCAGCCTGAGTATTTTTAAGCATGACATTTAATGCTTGCCATGTGCAAATAGTATGTGTTTTACCAAGTTCTTTTTTATCACCACAATAAACACCGGTTTCCAATCCCATGTTTACATAATCTTCTAATGTTTGTGATACCAATGATTTATTTGGAACGATGATAAGCGTTCTACCATATTTCTCAACCGTAGCACTAAGTGCAGCGCAAGAAATTGTTTTTCCAAATGCAGTTGGAAGCTCCTGTAAACACTGAGGATTAGCCAAAAAACTGTTTATGGCACTTACTTGATAATCTCGCAATACGATGGGTTGGCCAGCAATAGGATGCCCTTCTGGCCAACACCTATTGTCAAATGTCGTTTCTGATACTGGATCAAAGTGAAACTGCCGATGAGATTGGCGTTTGTCATCTAATTCAAAATCATACCCTTCCTTTTCTAAAATAGGAATTATCTCCGGTAGTAGATTAAGGTAAGTTGATCCAGCGATAGAAAAAAATGATTCTTTACCATTCCATCTCCCAAGGCGGACAGCAGGCATATATTTTGCACCAGGAACATCATAACTGAATTTGGACGCTAATTTTCTTCTAACATCGGCGTCCAAATTCACGAGCTTAATGTTAACCTCATCTAATACTTGTATAATACACGTTTTCATCATTGATGGCTATCTGCTATTAGTTGTCGCTCGGTGTATCTATTGCTGATTCCTCTTTCCTTGTAAAAAATATGTAGTCCAATCTGATTGATCTTTTTGTAATCTGCTCGCCACTTTGGACTAACATAATTAGCGTGATACCATTTGGCATCATCTAACTCAATGACACGCACACCATGTTGGAATCTATCTACTACGTGTAAAATGGCTTTCAATCTTTTATTTGGTAGCTTTTTATTACGAAGGCTCTTTTTAAGAGTCCAACTAAATTGCTTTTTTGCATACACCACATCACATATTGAATCGCCCCAACGACCATCCAATGCGCGATTGAATGTTACTTGAGCAACTGCTAATTTTCCGATATACGGCTCAAATCTTGCTTCGTGATAGATATTTTTAGCAAGACAATTTATATCTTGCCGAGATAGAACAAGTTTATGATGCGTATTGTACAGCCTTGATGATTGTGAACTAAATTCATTCATCGTGTTTTTTGTTGGAGATTTCCAATATGGATCCTTTTCCAATGTTACTTCGACTTCTCCATTCAGTCTATTTTCTATAGCACCGAGTCTTGTGTCAAGGTTATTATAAGCATGAACTCCGATGATTGATATGACAACCGTTGCGGCAACAGCGATGTTGCTTTTAAAGTCCTTATCACTACTAAGGATAGATAAAATCTTCATTGTTGGTCTTCTTCTCACATAGATTGTTAAGTTGAAGTTAAAGTGTACTATACAACCATCATGATTGCAAGTGTTTTTCTGAACATTGTTAAAAATAACCGCCTTGCGGCGGTTATTTCAAATTTGCGATGTTTTTGTCAAGTATAAGGCGATAGATTCAATCAGATCATGTGAGACTTTAACTTCTGTGGATATTTCCTCATAAGACTTTCCCTCAATAATCATTGCTTTTACTTGATCAATGATTGGCGTTTTCATTTTGCGTTACCTCAATCTGTATTTATCTTTTTAAGTCCAAAGGCTTCTGCGAATTTGAATTAAATCTATCAACATCTGAGTATCTTCAGCATGATACTCTTCTTCGATTCTCGTGGCTAACTCAATCGCTTTGTTGGACTCAGCACATTCTTCATCAGTTTCATCGTGGCTTCCGAATACTCCTTTGTCAGATTCATCGCGTTTCCTACAAATTTCACTCCAACCACTTAATTCATGAGGCTCCTTTCTGTTTGGACGCTCAAACTTCCACCAATGATATAGTTTAGAGATTGTTTCTGCTGTTTCTGCTTGATAGGATTTCTTGCCATAATCTGGATTATCTTTGTGATAACCCCAAGATTCGTCCATAATCAGTGTAGATTCCCAATCAAGATAATCGGCCCCGGCCTCCGGTGAGCGCCAATTTCTAAATCTGAACCAACCAGTAGCATACCAAGGAGCGTTATACTTCTTCAATGCTCCATCGGAAAAAACAATGTTCTTCCATGCCTTCTCCACCTCGACGTGGTTTACAAGCTCATCAAACAGGCAATATAACATCCTTTCGTCAAATTCATACCAAGAACCCCTTTTCAAATTAGAAGTCAGCGCGTGAGTCTTGGTGATAAACCGATTTATAAGCCAATACTTGATTGAGTAGAGTTTATCTAATGGCCACATAACAAAATCCTGTAAATTGCCTAACCCTTCTGCCAACCGATACCGAAGAGGATGCCGCTTCTTACATTCCTTTTCCCAATCATTCCATTCTTGAGATGTTCCGCACGTTAATCTAGGTACACCCCGTACCCAATCAGCAAATTTTGAACAACTCCAATGATTACTCCTCATAGTTTATCTCGTTGATTCTGGCCAATTTTGTTTCCCTCGGACACCCCGACAAGTACTCATTTTCCTTATCAAACTCCTTGATAAATTCATCTTCGGTTACTTCTCTTGCGTTGATTTGAATCTCATCAACATGTCGCTGAGAACCCTCAATAAAGGAATCATTGTCTTTGTTGTAACATACCTCGTCCTTAGCGTCAGTTTCACATCTCGCTCTAACGTAGTAGGTCATCTTGAACATTGATATCGTTTCAATCTGATAGATTTTTTCATCATTCTGAGTCATTGTCTTTTTCCTCTTTGCTGTAAAGAATACATTCTACTTTATCCACATTCCTGTTGTCAATCATCATTGATTTGATACATCTCCATTCTTCTTTTCTAAGCGATACACGTCCGTTGAGTTCTGACCTAATTAAAAGTACGGTGAGTAAAGCTCCGGCAAACAATGTCATCGGAACAACGATCCAATCCCTATTCATGTTACATTTCCTCTGCTAATTTTCCAGTATACCAATGCGGAACACTTCTACCATTTATTTTTCCAGACCATATTGCTAAATGTTGCTTGCCGTTGTTGTAGTAATTTCTATATGATGCTACAAAATCATTTTCAATGATATATTCTTTTGGCATTGCTGGCGTTACTGGTGTAAATGTCCCTCTGGGAATATTGTTTGGTGGTGTGCGTAGCATATCAATCAATCCGATTCGCTCGCACTTATGAATCTTACCATAACGATATTCATACTCTCTGCATAGCTCTATCGTGAGTTCGTGTAGCCATTTGTAATTTTCGTCAGTCGTTCTACACCAGATTGCACTTGGATGATTTACATGAGTAGCTGAATACATCAAATCATTTTTACTGGAATCAGAAAGAATCCACTGTTTCTTTTTTCTTCCAGTTTTAGATTTACCTTGAACCTCAACCCCGTCTAAGATTCTATGAGCCGTGCATAGCAACTGCACGTGCTCAAGTATCATTTTTATATTATGTGCATTATTATGATACATAGCTGCTGTTTTGGGTGATGTATCAAGAGCGAATATATTCATGTTAGTTCACCATGCAAGTAGCTTCGGCCAAATTTTTCCAATTTACTGGGCTAACTTTCGTCAGATCAGCAATTTTGAGTGCCATACGAAGAGATATTTCTCGCAGCTTGTTTTTATTCATTTCCATAAAATCAATGATCTGATGACCCATTTCTTCTCCAAAATTATATCCCTTGAACAATTCGCCAGTGCGATGAATCTGCTTAATACGCAAGAACTTTTCACGCTCGGTATTCATTGTAAGGTCCAAGTAATGGCACCGACTCCGCAATGCTTCCAAGTGATCTTGTAGCTTTTTACTCTTAATATGCTCAAGATTCAAGTTGGTAATAAAGATAATTGACCCCTTGAAGTCAAAAGAATCTGGGATACCTTCGCGACGAAGCATATAGCTATCAGAGTTCCAGCAGATTCTACGACGCTTGCCAGAATCAAGCGCGGCTTTGAGTAGATTGAGGCTCAACTCGTCCCCGAAAACGCCATCACTATCATCAAATACAATGACATTGTTGCTGTCACTGTAATTGTAGAGTGTCGTATAAAGTCCAATAGCTGTCAATGCACCTTTGACGATATTATGCTTGATCGGGGTGCCAGCGATTTGATCAAATACCGATGCTTGTTCCAGTTCACGCTCAACACCGTATGATTTACCTACACCGGGTGGTCCTACCACGATCATTGCACGAATGTCATTCGAGATGGCTGCTCTGGTCATTTCTTCAAGAATACCAAAGCGAGTTTCAATTCGGTCCATAATTTCTTCATCAGTCTCAACATATTCCATCACAGGAGCTTTTTTTGTTCCAGTGATTTCACCATCAATTTCATAATGATTCTCAGAATCTACTTTTACTCTCATTGTTTTTTCGCCATCGTAAACGGTGATAAAACCACCATAAACACCTTCTTTGTAGTCGCGAATCAGATCAAATGTCTGATTTACGATCAGATTGTTACGATAAGAACCCTTGTGAACGGTAACAGTAGCCATCAGATTATCTCCGCGTATAAGTGAGTGAGAGGAGTATTGTACAGATTAAATTTCAGATGTCAAGCTAGCAATGACATTTAAGACAAAATATTTTGGAATATTCAATTTTTCAGAGATTTGCGCTACGGTTTTTCCGGCAACATACATTTCTTCAATTTCAATGATCAGGTCTGACATGAGAATTCCTCGTGAATCAATTAAAAAACGTATGTTACGTCTATTTTAGAAGAATGTCAAATGTATTTTTCGTAACAGATTATATAGGACTTAAAATAATCATCATCCGACATTTGATCAGTGTTTATATCGTTGGCAGCATCTTGGTAGAATGATGCAAACAATGAATTATATTGGCTCTGAATTAGAGCATTGCGCTCAATCACTTTGGTAAAGGAGGTAACCGTTGTCCTCACTCGGTTCAGTTGAGCGAGCTTGCCTGATTCATTGTCGCTAATCAGTTGCTTACTAAATGAGACCATGATTTCCGGCATTTTCTCTGATATCTTTCTGCAATATTGCATTTCGTATGCAAGCTGCTTTGCGTTGATTTCGCTTTTTGGAATATCGGAGAAGACGAATTTGTCTATATGCTTTTCAACATTGAGAGGCCCTTTTTCGACAACAGTTGTTTCCTTGTTGTATATCAGATAACCAATCAATCCGACGATTATCACAAATAGAATAAGTTCAAGTATTTTTTTCATTTTCATAATCTCAGGTAAGGAATTGAGTAACTATACCAGGCTCAAGGCGTATTGTATCATCAAGTTTTAATCGCACCGAACGATTAACACAATCCTTGATACATTGTTCAAAATCATCATATTCTTTTTTGTAGAAATCATCTACAGATTCAGCTAAAATTTTAATCACGGCATCTTCGTTATCCGCCACAACGCACTGTAGACCGCCGTATTCCGAGGACCACTGGGGCAACCAATAATCAACCAAAAATATATACATCTATAATTTCTCCTCAATAATCTTCGGAATCATCAAAGCTAACTTCGTCTCTTATTTGAGAAATATACCTACTCACCACCTCTGAATTAATATTCAGAATAGCAGCTATTTCCACAAAATCAAGTCCCTGAGAATACAAGGTCCTAATTGATTGTATCATGTCATTAACTTGTTGCATAAAACACCTCCTTTAAAATATAAGTTTAGCCACAAAATTTGAAAAAGTCAACTAAAATTTTCATTTTCTGAAAATTTTCCATAAGCCATTGATCGATAGAACATTCACCATCAACAAAATCACATAAACTACCAAAACCCAAATCATATCACCACCAATTCTTAATCACAATCTCATCATTAACTTCATGGGGCTTTGGATCACCGTGAAATATCAATAAGCTAACATCATCGTCAATTATTGAACCTTGCTCAGATGATTTATGCCTTCTATGCTCAAAATCATATCCGCCGTTCATCACTTCCCATCGCCAGCTTTTAACTTGAGCATGATTGAAAAACTTCAACTCAGGTGGTCGCAAAAACGAACTAAGATATTCTTGGTCGCCCCTAAACAGTCCCATTATACGCCTCAATTCGCCATCTGTCAAGCGATCATTGATAGAATGATATCGGCTATTATCCCAAAGCATCACGCTTGAATTCATCATGGTTGAAGATGGTCGCCACAATCGCCTGAAATCTTGAATAGACCAAAAGTAATTCAACGGCAACGCAAAAACCCAGTCCAATGAACCAGTGACCACCACATCCAAATCAAAATAAATCACTCGCCCACTAAAATTTTTCTTATTGAATAGTTGTAATTTATACCACCATGGACTAAATGAACCAATATGACTCCAATCAATTAGTGAATGTTTGATAAGCTGATCGGGAACTACTCTTGATTCTTCTGTAAAGACATGAAATCTGATAGGAACGGAAAAGGATCGTTTTAACGCTCTATATAACTTCTCTACATAAACAGAGTGATACTTATCACCGTAAATCAAACAGGCGCAATCAATAAAATCGTTCATTCATTCTCCAAAGGCTAAATAGGATTAACATAACTCTATTTAACGATATGAAAAAGATAGTGCTAGCAACTGGAGGATTTGATCCTCTTCATAGTGGACACCTTGAATGCTTTAATGCAGCAAAAACTTATGGCGACATTTTGGCAGTCGGTGTTAATTCAGACGCATGGTTGACCAGAAAAAAAGGAAGATCATTTATGCCAATATCAGAACGATTAGCATTAGTGAGCAACATTAAGTGTGTTGATTTAGCATTTGAATTTAATGATGACGATAATAGCGCAATCGGAGCGATTCGGCATTTACTGAATCTTTACCCCGATGATGAAATTATTTTTGCCAACGGTGGCGATAGAACATCTGATAATATTCCAGAGATGTCCATCAATGATGATCGTGTTAAGTTTGAATTTGGAGTAGGTGGATCAAACAAGGCAAATTCAAGCAGTTGGATTTTGACTGAGTGGAAATCACCGAAAACCGAACGGATATGGGGCCAATACAGAGTGTTACATGATGTACCCGGTATGAAAGTAAAAGAACTCACAGTAAATCCCGGCTGTAACCTATCAATGCAAATGCACAATCATCGTTCAGAATATTGGATAGTATCAGAGGGAAAATGCGAGGTTTATTCTTATCACCCCATCAATTCAGAATATCTAACCACCGTATTATATCATCATTCTGAAACTAAAATAAAACAAGGTTCTTGGCATCAGTTACGCAATCCGTTTGATGAGCCGTGCAGAATTGTTGAAATTCAATACGGTGAGCAGTGCATTGAAGAGGATATTATCAGGAAATGAGATTGAAGCCAGAAGATGATGACATCATTCCCATCTACATTGATTATGATATTAATCGTCCAGAGTTATTTGTAGAGTGTGTGCGATCAATTGCCTTATACAACCCGGGATTGGTTAATTATATTCCTCTACCAAAAACACTGATAAATAGTTACTGTTCTTCTGTGCTTGGCAATGATATCAATTACTCTATGTTTTTGATACCCATATTGATGAAATTTAGAGGACAAGCAATATACTTAAACGAATCAGTGAGATTACATCATAGTATTCGCCAAGTATGGGCTTTTCGTTCAATGAGCAATGACGTTCAGTTTTATAACTGTGACATAGATAATCCTACCATTATGATATGGAATTGCGAACGATTTCCTCACAGAAAACTGAATGATTTTGTATTAGAGAAAGCGAGTGCAGAATACTTGGCTTCTATGGAATGGCTTAAAACAGAGACGATAACGACTTAATAACGATCACCATGAAAGAAATATACAACAACATTTACCAAAACAATAAAAGATATAACAACAGCTACGACTACAAACTTGAGGTTGTGCTATTAGAAATTAGAAAACTAGCCAAGAGTTCAAAAATAATAGACATTGGGTGCGGCAAGGGTCATTACATTAGGAAGATCATCTCCGAAGGGTACAGTAGCACGCTCGGAATTGAATTCTCTGACGTTTGTTGTAAGGAATTTTTATGCGACGTGCCCCACGTCAATGCAGATTTTTTAACAACAAATTCAATTTTCGTAGATCAGCAATTTGACTTGTGTGTGTGTATGGATGTATTAGAGCATATCGAATACAAAAATATCGATTTGATGATCGAAAATATTAAACGAATCGGTAGGTCGTCTATTCTGGGAATTGCAAATCATTCTGATGTTATTCTTGGACAAGAGCTTCATCTAATACAAGAAGATTTGTTGTGGTGGAATAACAAACTGAGTCAATTTTACTCCTCCGTTGTGGTGTTAAATGAATTGCCCAATGGCAGATTTTTTATTTTTAAGTGCGAATAACAAAGATGATTTCCATTGTTATGACTTATTATAACAGGGTAACACAACTTCGTTACAGCCTAAAGTCACTGTGCTCGTATAAACACGACCAAATTGAAGTAATAATAGTGGATGATTTTAGTGAACAGGAACATTCTCTGGATTCCATAACCGATGAATTCCCATCATTGAATATCCATGTAATTAAAATGTCAAATATTTATAAGTCTAAGACATATTTCAACCCTTGCATTCCATTCAACGTAGGATTTCGTGAGTCCCAAGGCGACAAGATCATCATTCAAAACCCAGAGTGTTGCCACATGGGAGATGTCATTCAATACACTATGGATCATCTATCGGACAATAATTATCTTGCGTTTCATTGTTTCGCCGGCGACAAGAGTCAGTCTGAGATTCTTAGGCAAACTGGCGAGATTGACACCAGCAACCCAAACAAGGTGTCGTCGGCTGGAAATTGTTGGTACGTACATGACGAGCTAAGGCCATGTGCTTGGCATTTTACATCAGCTATTACCAGAAACAATTTAATAAAACTCAATGGATTCGATGAAAGATTTGCACACGGAAGAGGTTCCGATGATGTTGAATTTCTTTATAGAGTGCAAAATTTGGGATTGAACATAAAATTTGTTTCAAGTCCATTCGTAGTTCACCAATGGCACCCAAAAGATGCTTCGGTATCTTATAGTCATAATATACCAACTACTCAAAACACACAGTTGTCTCACGAGACAAAGATAACAGGTCTAATAACCGCACCGAATAACAATTTAATACAGTAACTTAGTTATGGAAAAAACAGCACAAGACAACCATACCGACGTTTTTCTAAATTCATTTGACGCAAATCCATTCATTGAAAACAAAACCATTTTAGATATAGGTTGCGGCCACGGATATGCTTCTTCGGAATTCATAAAAAGAGGAGCAAAATTAGTAGACGCTTTGGATATTGATTTGAGAAAAGTAAACGATATACCAAAACCAATATACTTACAAGGTATACCAGTGGATTTCTTCTCATCTTGGGATGACATCTTAACGAAAAACACGAAATATGATTTAATTTGGCATCATCATGTCATTGAACACGTTGAAGACTGTTTTGAATTTCTGCGAACTATTCACTCACTTCTTAGTGATGATGGGTATATGTGGATGGCTTGCCCAAATATGGCATCACATAGTGTATTTTCACCAGGGCATATTCACAATTTTCAAGCAGGACAGTTGATTGATGTTTTGAAGAGGTGTGGATTTGCAGTAGCTGATGCCAGAGTGTGGGCACTTGCAGGACAACTTCGTGTAAGAGTCGCAAAAAACGGCGACAATGATTACCCAGAAGTAATGAAAACATCATTAAAAGAAACAGGAAGATGCCCGGCTGATATTCTTTCAAATTGGAGATGGAAGGAAGCATGATCAACATAGTCTGTTTAAAATGGGGCGACAAATACAACGCAGATTACGTCAACAAGCTATATGCTTCAATTAAGCGTAATACTACATTGTCATTTCGTTTTCATTGCTTTACTGAGGATTCAAGTGATTTGAATCCTAACGTCTTTGCACATGATTTGCCATACACCAACCTCCAATCATGGTGGAATAAACTCTACTTGTTCAGCAACGAGATCCTCATTCCCAAAGGTGAGAAAATCTTTTATGTTGATCTTGATACTCTAATAACCGACAACATTGATGATCTATTACAACAACCCGCAAATAAAATCACAGTATTGAGAGATTTTTTGAATGGTATCGCAAGGACTGCTGGTGAAATGGGTTCTGGACTAATGATGTGGAGGCATGGCGAATATGAACATATTTGGACAGAGTTCACAAAGAACCCAAGTGCAGCGGTTGAATTGGTACACCCACATGGCGACCAACATTGGATTGATCACTGCGTAAGCGATAGATTTTATTGGCAAGAGATTTTACCAAATAGAGTGGTTAGCTTCAAAGTACACTGTAGAGAAGGATTGCCAAAAAATGCAGCAATTGTTTGCTATCATGGCAGACCATCAATACCCGAATCTGTACATATAAATGAAAGAATATGGAAATTCGACCTCACGCCTCAACCGTGGGTTTTAGATTACTGGAGAGATTAATGTCAGTCAGAGTTTTTTACGACGTGATAGACCCAACCACCATTTTTGGAATGGTAGGTCGTTGTGGTGGTGGGTATAATACAGTTTGGGAAGATTGGTCACCAAGGGGAAGGATTGCTCGCGAAAAAATCATGCGTGAATATGAAGAAGGATTGAACAAAATCTGCGGTCACTACGATAAGCTAGAAAAAAGTGTCCTTAAAGAAGGCTTCAGAAATCCATTGATCGTAACTTGCGGTGAGCCAAAACGATGCAAGATATTCAATCTACCACCAGAGATTACGAGATTGCCAAAAGAACGATGGTTATTGCTTGAAGGTGTAACCGGAGGTTCAAGATTGTGGGTAGCGCAAAAATATAATATAAAAGTACCGTGTATAATCAACGATTTCACTGGAAAATACAACACAGGCACGTTGATGACTGACGTTAATCAGTTGGTATCAAGATATTTCGTTGATGCACCAAAATCATTTAAGATTGACGCTAAACGTGGATTTACCGAGAGCTATGATAATTCACAAAAAGCGCATCATATGGAAAGCTGGTGGTCAGAAAAAAACATTGTTAAACAAAGGGCACCAATGTGGGTAAGCATTATGAACAAGCATGGATACTACGTTGATAGATTGCAACCCTTTGTTCATGAGATTTTAAGAGAAGCGGGTGTTATTCAACCAACCAATCTTAAAAAGGTTTTCCCAACAACTAAGTTCTATGTAAAAAATCCTTCAATCTAATGTCATTATTCCGTAATGTGCAGTGGATTTTTCATGATGGTCCAAGGTATAAATGATGCTCGGTATTGAATAATCATCAATACATCGCATACAACCAGGACACGGTTTTGCTAACCCTTGAATCAGTTTTATTTTATCCGAGCTATCATACTTCAATCTGACCACATATAGCTCGGATTTACTGAACTTTCTAAATCCTAATTTTTTATCGGCATTGTATATTGCAAGCGTTTCAGCATGCCAATATACACACTCGTTGTTACGCCCATACTTGTGTTGGTATGGATGAGTTTTCATGTTATTCACTCCATAGGAGATAACTCGCCCCCTATGAACTAATGCGGCAGCTACCCATACTTTTGGGTGATTGCTGGTCAAGGATAGTGTTTTAAGTTCACTGATTAAATCTGTATCAATCTTCATGTGAAGTATTATATCCCTGCCTCCACATGAAGTCAAGTATTAAATTGTAATATCCTCAAGTCCGACGACTCTCAAGCGCACAACATGCCCGAGCATAAAAGATTTTTGCTCAAGTGCTTTGATAATGCCAAGATACTTATTTCTGAGCAATGATACTTCGTTTATTATCAATTCCATATCAATGGATTCTTGTTCTGCTTCTGAGTATTTCTCAGCATCTTTTGAAGACAATGCTCTGCCATAATGTTCCAAGTACTTCTTGTAATGCTTCTGCTTAATAATCTTATGCTGAATGTTACAGTAATTCAGGACTGATTCTATGGTTTGCAATTGATTAAATCTATGCTCAGTAATCCCAGGCAACGCTGATATATTCTGTTCAATGATTCCTTTTATGCTGGTTTCTTTTTTTGCTGCGTTTAGCTCTGATTGATATTCATCAATAAAATCGGGCAGAAGCGTTATATTCTTAACTACGTCCGAATAACTAATCATAGGTAGTTTCTTATGTCCTTAAATTCTTGCTTGGATATATCCACGGAGACTTTGGATATTATTTTCCAATGCTCCGCGAATAATCGTTTCATTTGGTTGTTGTATTAGTCGGTACCACTACGATCTCGCATCCCACACAACACTCATCCAGTATTATCTCAGATAGCTTCACTTAGTATTCTTCGTGAATTTCATCATCATAATCGTCATCAAGCCAATCATCTTCGTACTCCATTTCCATCGGAAGATGATCGTCTTTAAGATAGGTGGTTACTGCATCACTCATCCATTCATCGTTTTTGAATGCCTCGCGAATTTCTGAAGCAACAATGTCATTGTCAATCATTGCTGCAAGAACCGCCTCTGCCGCATCAGTCAAATCGCTTTCATCAATATATTGAGATAGCTCTGACCAAATTTCCTTTGCCAAACTTAAACTTACTGACATTTTTTACTCCATTTCTTCTATTTCTTGTGGTTCCGATGGTGCAGCCACCATAGCTTGTTTTTGGCTGAATTCTTCCATCACTTTATCCATGATGCCATTTTCATTTCTTGACCATTCCTTACGGAAATATTTATGAATTTCTCCGTCAATATCAACATATACATATCTATTTCCTTCCTTGGTAATCAGATTCTTCTTCTCAAGAAGATCAAAGAATCCAGAATATGGGTCCATTCCCTTGTCCCATGGAATTCTCAGTTCAATATCAGTAAATGGTTGAGAATAGCGTGTTTTCATTATCTTACAACCGGCTCTGATTCCTTGAACTTCCTTGGTCTTGTTGCCTTCTTCGTCTTCTTTTAGCTTTAGCTTCTTCATTGCAACAACAATTGAGCTTGCATACACTGCTCCGTTACCACCCGAGATAATTGGATCAGGGTTATATGGATCCATACTTCCATAACAGTGATTCGTTGCAACCAATCCCACATTATAACTACCAAACATATTTACACAATTGCGAACAAGCGCAGCAAGTGCTTTTGGCTTTCTACCCAAGTCTCCTTTTAGATCACCAGAATCAAATTGATTTACGTCGGTGGGTGTAAGCAACATACCCAACGAATCAATAATGAACAACACCTTTGGTCTATCTTCTTCGGACAGACTTTTGTAATCGCTCATGAATTTTGAGATGGTCTTTGCTACATCATCAATCATTGCCAGATTTAACTTTAATAGCTTATTCTCGCTGGTATCTACGCCCAACGCTCGTAGCCATGATTCATCAAGGGCATTTTCAGTGTCAATTAGCACAACAAAAATACCTTGTTGTTGTGCATTTTTAGCAATATTACCAGAGCAAATGTAGGATTTACCAGCACCAGAATCGCCGGAAAACATTACTACCTTTCCTAATGGGATTCCTTTGTCAAATGATCCCGATATTAAATAATTTAAAGCGAAATTGCCAGTGCTAATCCAATCCACTGGGTCAGAAAACCCAATTGATAGTCCTTCAATTGATTTAGTAAGCTCCCGACGAAACTTACTCAGGTCAAACGGTTTCATATATTTTTCTCCTAAATTTGTTTTTCATAATAATAATCTTTATTGTCAACATTTTGTGATTTTACTCTACTTTTAATGGTTCTTGGGTCTATTCCCAATGCCCTAGCAGCGATTGCAATACTACTGAACCATCCCTTTGGAGTGTGAACTCTTATAGAATTATGTGATACTGATCGTGTGTCATCAATGTCAATATTCATCACACATACTTGTTCATGTTTTGTTACATTACTAATCCCAAACAAATTACTGCAAAATTTACAAGGAACTTTTTGCTGTTTTGTTCCGATCTTTGCCCTAGATATGTTATTGGAGTGCGAGGAGGTTCTCTCTCTACCTGTTAGTGCTTTGGATACTTTACGTCTATTCACCTCGTTGTGCATGGGATTATTTTCGCCCCTAATATTGGGTTTTGGTATTCCCGATAAGGCTAAACTTATTTTAGCAGCATTTTCGGGCTTTTTATTGGGGTGATTGATGCCCGATATAGTTGGTCGTTTCTGTCCCTTTTGTGGGTGCTCTTTATCTCCCAGTTTAGCTGTCCAATGATTTTTTCCACTCG